GGATGCATCGGACAACATTAAAGGCGTTCCTCGTGTTGGGCTTGGGACAATTAAAAAACGTTTTCCTTTTATGGCTGAGTCAGAAAGTCAAAGTTGTCAGTCTCTTGTTGAACACTGTCGACAAGTACCAAAGGCTCTCTCTTGTCATAAAAAGATTATCGACAATTCTTCTGTAATTCAATCTAATTATGGTATCATGCAACTATATAATCCAATTATATCGCCTCTAACCTTAAAGCAGATAATGTTTAATGTAACAGAATTCCAGCCAAAGGTCAACATAACGGACATAAAAAAGATGACAATTTCAGATGGATTTGTGGCTTATAGATTTGACGAACTTTATGCGGCGTTTCGAAGAATTGCAACATAATTATACACCAGAGGACATACACATGCAATCTTATTTAATTTCTATTCTTATCTCTTGCGTCGAGCCAATTATTACTTTTGGTGAAGGTGACGAGTGGGATTATCATTATCAATGGGTATGCGAAGATCCTACACCACGGTATCTGCAAATTAAAGCATATCAAGAATTGCCATTTACAAAGACAGAAACTGTCGACCTCTTCAACAGATCGCCTGTAAGAGAGGCGTTCAGTGAACAGTAATTTATTTATTGCAATTGCTTTCTTTTTAGTTGGCCACGTTCTTTCGTGGTATGGAGCAAACCTCCAGTTCGTATCGCCATGGTGGAAAGAGCGTTCGATATTGCTCTGCTTGTTGATCTCAATTCCTACTGGACTTGCGTGGCTTTATGGCGCAAGATATATAATGGAATGGACACCAGAGCTATGGACGTCAAGATTTATAGGTTTTTCTCTATCATATCTGACATTTCCTTTAATGACATGGTATTACCTTGGAGAATCTCCATTTACTCTAAAAACGGTAATCTGTACAATCCTTGCATTTACAATAGTTATGGTTCAGCTATTCATGAAATAATAACTATCAGAAAATCTAATAGTTCTAAGAGTTAGTAATATACGACATCTTAGCGAAAATACAAAAACGCCTCGGTCAAATGGGCGTTTTCTTTTTTTGAGACTACAAAAAAGAAAAAAATAACTTGACATTCCTTTTATAATATGTTATAATATTTATATACATCGGAGCAATTATGCAAACACAAACAGACAACTTTTCAAAGTTCGGTAAGAGTTTTCAAGAAAAACTATGCCAGCTTATGCTTGAGGATCGCCCCTTCTGCGATCAAATCACAGAGGTCCTCGACATTCAATTTCTTGAGGTTAAATATCTTCAAGTTTTCGTACAGACAATCTTAGATTATCGTCACAAATATGGAGTTCATCCTACTTATGAAATCCTCGCAACAATCTTCAAATCTGGCATCACAGAATACGATGATGCCGTTCAAAAGCAAGTGCGAGATTACTACACACGAGTCCTCTCCGGAAAGGTCGAAGGCGCTCAATTTGTTAAAGATACAGCAATGGATTTCTGTCGCAAGCAAGTTCTAAAGCAAGCGATGATGAAGTCAGTTGGTCTTCTAAAATCATCGTCATTTGACGAAATTTCAAAGGTAATTAATGATGCTCTTAAACTTGGTTCTGATAACAACTTCGGCCATGACTGGCTGGCTGATTTTGAACGTAGGTTCGAGATCAAAGCAAGAAACCCAATCTCAACAGGATGGGAACGAATGGATGGGCTGTGTAAAGGTGGCCTTGGGCGTAGCGAACTTGGTGTGGTTATCGCTCCTACTGGCGCTGGTAAATCAATGGTCCTTGTCCATTTAGGAACCCAAGCTCTCAAAGAAGGCAAAACTGTCGTTCACTACACATTAGAATTATCAGACACCGTTGTCGGTTCTCGTTATGACTCTTGTATGACTGGCATTCCGCTTAACGATCTGATGCACAACAAAGAGGAGATATTTGACCAAATCTCTGATGTTGAAGGCTCGCTCATAGTTAAAGAATATCCCACTAAGTCAGCAACAACTCAATCAATCAAAAATCACCTCGAGAAACTTAAAAAGAGAGGTATTCATCCCGATATGGTTATCGTGGACTATGCTGACTTATTGAGACCAGTCAAGAGTCGTTCCGAGAAGCGACACGAGTTAGAATCACTTTACGAAGAACTCCGTGGGATTGCCCAATCCATGGAATGTCCAATCTGGACCGCTTCACAAACCAATAGGTCTGGGCTAAATGCTGAAGTCATCACGATGGAAGCAATCTCGGAGGCATTCAACAAATGCTTTGTCGCAGATTTTATTTTCACTGTATCAAGAACAATTGAAGACAAGAAAGCCAACATGGGTCGCATCTTCCTTGCGAAGAACCGTAATGGTCCCGATGGTCTGGTTTTACCCATTTTTATGGATACAGCGAATGTCTGCATAAAGATCCTTGAAGATCAAGACGAGTTGGAACAACAGCGTGCCAACCCTGTCGCTAATGCCAAAGAACACATTAAAAATAAATATTCACATTTGTTAAACAAGTAATAGGAGTACTAAATGTTTAAGATAAGCGAGGTGAATGTTCGCAAGTTCAAGCTTTCGGACAATTTCATCAGTCAATACAAAGATAGAGAAGTTCCATGGGGACCGGTTGGATATATCACATTCAAACGAACCTATGCTCGCCGCCTCTCCGAATTCACAGAAGGAGCGGAAGGAACAGAAGAATGGTATCAAACCTGTCGTCGTGTCATCGAAGGTATGTTTGATATTCAGAAACGTCACGTCCACGCCCTTGGTTTGGAATGGAATGATCAAAAAGCCCAGAGAACTGCCAAAGAAGCCTACGAGCGTCTCTTCACTCTCAAGTGGACACCACCGGGCCGTGGTCTTTGGATGATGGGAACCAAGTTCATTTACGAACGAACAGGTGCCGGTCTTTTCAACTGCGCTTTCCGCTCAACTCGTGAGATCTCAACAAAGGGTGGTTACATCTTCGCTTGGATGATGGATGCTCTCATGGTTGGTATTGGAGTTGGTTTTGATACTCTCGGTGCAGGTACATGCACTATCCGAGAACCACAATACACAGAAGAACTATATACTATTTCCGATTCTCGCGAAGGATGGGTCAAGTCGGTCCAAATCCTTCTCGACGGATTTTTCTTCGGCAAAAAAATTCCCATCTTTGACTACTCGGTTATTCGAGGCGCTGGAGAGGAAATCAAAGGCTTCGGAGGAACAGCTTCGGGATATGGCCCGCTAAAGGAACTACATGATTCGCTTAAAGAACTTTACACGTCGCTTATCGGCAAAGAAATTGATTCGGTTTCAATTGTTGACACTGAAAACCTTATTGGTCGTTGTGTTGTTGCAGGCAATGTACGTCGTTCTGCTGCTCTTGCTTTGGGTCAGCACGATGACATGCAATATCTTACAATGAAGAACGATCAAGAGAAGCTATACTCTCATCGCTGGGGATCGAACAATTCTTTTGAAGCGAAGGTTGGAATGGATTACACTTGGCACGCTGAGCAATCACAAAAGAATGGAGAGCCCGGCTACATTTGGCTTGAGAATGCAAGAACTCGTGGACGAATGAAGGACGGATATCGTGACGATGATCTTAAGGTTATGGGCTTCAATCCATGCGTTGAGCAGCAATTGGAAGATGGCGAGCTTTGCTGCCTTGTGGAAACTTATCCCGCTAAGCATGATACATACGAGGATTATCTGAGAACCCTAAAAATTGCATATCTTTATGGAAAGACCGTAACGCTTGCAAATACCCATTGGCCGGAGACCAACGCTCTTATGCTTAAAAACCGCCGAATCGGTTTGTCCCAAACCGGCGTGGTCCAAGCTTTCAATAAGTTTGGACGTCGTGAGTTATACAAGTGGTGCGACAATGCTTATGAATTTGTTAAAGAGCTTGACGAAGAATATTCAGACTGGCTTTGTATTCCAAGATCGGTTCGAACAACTTCAATCAAGCCATCGGGCACCGTGTCGCTGCTTAATGGATCAACTCCGGGCATCCACTTCCCAGAAGACGAGTACTACATCCGTCGCATTCGCTTTGCGAAGGACTCTCAGCTTATCCAGCCGCTTCGTGAGGCAGGTTATCGCATTGAGGAGGACAAGTACTCTCCAAACACTCTTTGTGTTGAATTTCCTGTAAAAGAGCCACACTTTTTCAAAGGAAAGCGTGACGTAAGCATGTGGGAGCAATTGGAGATCGCTGCTCAATATCAGCACTATTGGGCCGATAATTCAGTATCAATCACCGTTACTTTTAAGCCCGAGGAAGCATCACAAATCAAAGATGCTTTGGAAATGTATGAGACTCGTCTCAAAGCCGTATCTTTCCTTCGTTATGAGGAAACCGGATACGAGCAGGCTCCATACGAGCCAATCACCAAAGAACAATACGAGGACATGATAAAAAATGTTACCCCAATCCAACGAATTGAAACCAATGAAGGCGGAACGGGAACCAAGTTTTGTTCAAATGACACTTGCGAAGTATAGGAGGATAAATGTCATTAATACCAGAAAACCGTCATCTATTGGTTGTTCCCGTTGAGGAATCACAAGAAAGCAATTACGACAAAGTTCAGTTATTAATGCCCGACGACTTCAAGCCACCTCAATCACTCCATGTAGTGTGCGAGGTGGTGGCTATCGCCAAGGACTCAAAGTTCTATGGCGGGCCTATCGATCGGATTGTAACGGAACGAAGAATGCTTCAAGAAATCAATATTGAGGGCGAAACATACTATTTAGTGTTAGAAAATTATGTTTTTGGGAGACTACAATGAAATTAACAAAAGAAACATTAAAAGAAATGATAAACGAAGTTCTAAAAGAAAACAGAGAACCTTCTATGCTTTTGTCCGAAAGACAAAAACAATCAAAATACGATCGTATTATTAATGCTCTTAAAGGCAATACGGAAGGTATTGATTCTGTTGGTCTTATGTCGGGCCAAAATCCAATGGCCAAAAAAATATCTCAACAACGAAATACTCAACTTAAAAATGAACTTGAAGCCAAAATCAAAGATATGGGTCTTAAGATGATAAGAATTGGCGGAGAATTCTCCAATAATCCAGAGCAATCAGTTATGATTCTAAACCCTAGCGAAGATCAAATGGAAGTCTTAAGCCGTGCTTTTGAACAACAAGCTTTTGTTTATGGTGAAAAGTATCCAATTGATCAAGAGCGAGATTTTATGATCTTTAAGATTTATGACATTGACTATGATAATCCTATGGGTTATCGTATGGCTCCCGGCTCCAAAGAAACTGCCACAATTCAAACAGATGCTGCCCTTGCAGGACAAGACACAGATTTTAGTTTTGATCCAACTTCAGGTAAGAAATTTGGTATCGA